CATGAAGGTTGGAGACATCAACGCTATTGTTGATGAAATGCCTAAAGATTATATCGAACTACTTGGCTTAAATGAAGAACAACCCGAAGAAATGGCTGCCTAACTTTTTGGGCAGTCGCTCGGGGTTTGTAAAAACTTCGCAGAAATTACATGGCACATAATAGAAAGGAACAAGAAAAATCAACGATTTTCGCGCTCCTTTTATTTTTTGTTGCAATTTGTCAATCACGTCAAAATAGAAAGGGACATTATCATGACAAAATTATTACAAGCATCTAACCATCAACTTATCCTCGAAGATGTTGAGTTTGCCTTTAAACCAAACTTCGCAGGACGTGAAGAACGATACAATCGTGCTGGAGATCGTTATTTCAACGTTGTCGTGTCTGAAGAAGACGCACAAATCCTTGCCGAACAGTATGGGGTAAACGTTAAATTGTGGGAGCCTAAACCACGAGATGACGAAATGGCTAAAAAGATGGCCGAGAACCCTGATATGTATCAACCATTTTACTATTTCAAAGTGAAAGTGTATACCAAATTCTCAATTCCATCAATCGCGCTTATTTATGACAATGAAGATGGCGTATGTGATGTGGATGATCCAGTATGTGCTGAGAACCGTCAGTTCTTAACCGAAGATCAATTCCAATTGATTGATGAAATGGAAATGCAATGTGTTGATATGACTATCCGTCGTCGCGAACCTAGTGATGAAGGAACTTACGCTCGTCTTGATTTGAAGAATGCGTATATTCACGTAGCTCCAAATCCGCTTGAACGTAAGTATGGTTATTAATGATTGAGTTATATCCTTATCAACGAAAGGCGGTTGATAGGTTACATAACGGTTCTGTATTATGCGGAAAGGTCGGTTCGGGTAAATCCTTGACCGGCCTATTTTATTATATGGAGAACCATATTGATAAGCCTCTCTATATTATTACGGTCGCTAAGAAAAGAAACGATCGAGAATGGCATAGAGATTTTGAAGCCTTAGGAATTGATGGCGTTGTAGATTCCTGGAACAATATCGAAAAGTATACTGATGTTAAAGATGCATTCTTTATATTTGACGAACAACGCGCAATCGGTTATGGTAAATGGGGAATGGCATTCATACATATTGCTCGCAAGAACAATTGGATAATGCTAACAGCAACCCCGGGAGATGTTTGGATGGATTGGATGTGTATTTTTATAGCCAATAATTTCTATCGAAACAAAACTGATTTTGTGGATCAACATGTGGAGTACAATCCATATTCTAAGTTTCCTCAAATTCGAAGATACCATAAGACCGATAAATTAGAAAGGTTCCGTAAGTATTTGGCAGTACCTATGCAAGATTTTAGAACTACCAAATTAAACCGGAAGTATATTAACGCGGACTTCGACAAGGATTTATATCAAACTGTTGTCAAGACTCGTTTTAATCCATATACTGAGGAACCTATAATGAATGCATCTGAATTCACACAAGTGCTTCGTCGTATTATTAATACAAGCGAGCGTCGTAGAATTCATGCAAAACAAGAGATTATGACTCGTGATAAAGTCATTGTCTTTTATAACTACACCTACGAGCTTGATATTCTAAAAGAGATTTGTCAAGAATTAGATAGGGCATATTATCAATGGAACGGCCAAAAGCACGAGGCAATCCCAGACGCTGAAACCTGGGTATATCTTGTGCAATATACAGCCGGAGCCGAGGGATGGAATTGCATTACTACTGATACGATTTTATTCTACTCGCTTAACTATTCTTACCGAATAATGGAGCAATCGGAAGGACGAATTAATCGAGTGAATACCTCCTTTGAAAATTTATATTACGTTTACTTGAAGTCCCCGGCTTCTATTGATGATGCGATCGAACGCTCCATTCGAAGCAAAAAGAAATTTAATGAAAGGAATTGGGTGGAGAGCACATGTCCAAATTGGAACGAGATTTCCAAAAACAATTGATTAAAGATATTAAGACACGAATCCCTGAAGCTATTGTTAAGAAGAATGATCCTAACTATATTCAAGGTATTCCAGACTTATCTGTTGACGTTGGTCCATATTCCTATCATTTGGAAGTAAAGAAATCGGCCAAGGCCCCATATCGACCAAACCAAGAGTATTATTTAAATCATTATAATACAAATGGTGGATGGGCCCGAACCATTTATCCAGAGAACAAGGAGGAAGTACTCAATGAAATGGAACAGACATCCAGAGTACGAGGGTCGTCACTCATTTCTCAGCGCTAGTCAATGTCATTGGTTAAATTACACGCCAGACAAGATGATTAGCAGATTTGAAAACGAACAAGCTAAGCAACGTGGAACTGAGTTGCATGAATTTGCAAGTGAAGCTATTAGGCATAAAATCAAATTATTGCCTGGTAATACTCACCCAGCTGTTGCTAATTTTGTTAATGACGCAATTGGATATCGTATGGATAGTGAAGTATTGTTATTCTACAGTCCATATGCATTTGGTACTGCTGACGCTATTCGTTATGAACCTCCTAAGAAAGATAATCCTCGTGGATTTCTTAGGATTCATGATTTAAAGACAGGCGTTACCAAACCTAAAATGGAGCAGCTATTAGTTTATGCTGCTTATTTCTGTTTGGAGTATGGTGTCAAGCCTGAGAAGACGGATTTTGAACTCCGTATTTATCAAGGTAATGATATCAAGACTTATATTCCAGAAGCAGAAGACGTGTATGACGTATATCATACAATTAAAGAGTTCTCGGGAATTCTTGAAAGTAAACCTAAATAGAAAGGATCATATTCATGAACTTGGAAGAAGCATATAATGATATGCTCGAGCATAGAGGAACCCCGCACCAAGGTAATATTCCACACAGTGGACGATATGCTTGGGGATCTGGTGAAAATTCATTTCAGCGGGCTACTTCATGGTCCGATAGAGTTGTTAAATACAGGCGATCGGGATTATCTGATACACAAATAGCAATGAAGCTAGGTATTACAACTACTGAATTCCGTAAAAGGAATAATATTGCTAAGCATGAAATTCGATTGTATAATATTAGTCGAATTCAAGAGCTTGCAGATCAAGGTTTAGGATCTATCGAGATATCTCGTAGAACAGGTATTCCCGAATCAACCGTTCGTATGAATTTGGATGCTAAAGTGCGTAATAATGTGAATCGCATGGAGCAAATTAAGACTGATATTAAAGGTCTTATTGAAAAGAATCCATATCTCGACGTTGGTTTGGGATCTGCACAACAACTTGGTGTTAACGAAAGTACTCTTAAACGTGCTGTACAACAATTGGAATCCGAAGGATATCATAGACATACTGTTTATGTTAAGAATGCTACAAATGATGATCACTGGGTTGAAATGAAAGTGTTAACTAAAGAAGCAGATCCTGCTGTTGTTAGGGAACATAAGCATGAAATCACACCTCCACATATTCATACTGACGCTGAAGGTAAATCTTCATTAGGTCTTAAGCCTATTCAACATATTGATTGGAAGCGTGTCGGTATTCGATACGATGAGCAAGGTGGTACGGACAAAGATGGTGTAATGGAATTACGTCCAGGAGTAAAAGACTTGGATCTTGGTAAATCCAGATACGCTCAGGTTCGTATTGGTGTTAATGGTACGCATTATCTTAAAGGTATGGCTATTTATGGGGATCCGAAAGACTTCCCTAGAGGTGTGGATGTTATCTTCAACACCAATAAGAAGCAAGGAACTCCTAAAGAAAAGGTACTTAAACCTTTGAAAGATGATCCTGATAATCCGTTTGGTGCTACGATTAAGAAACAATCAGGCGCTATTAATAAAGTAAATGAGGAAGGTGATTGGAATACTTGGTCCAAAACATTATCTTCTCAGTTCTTATCTAAACAACCACCAGCTTTAGTTAAAGGTCGTATTGAAAAAACATATGATAAACTGAAGAAAGAGTTTGAAGAAATTAATGCACTAACAAATCCTGTCGTCAAGAAAGTAATGATGCAAGATTTTGTTGATGGATTAACTGTCAAACGTCAACATCTTAAGATGGTTGGTTTTGATAGAATGAAAGGACAAGTGTTATTACCTTTATCAGGTATTAAAGCTAACGAAGTATATGCTCCGAACTTTAAGAATGGTGAAAAGGTTGTACTTGTTCGTTATCCTCATGGTGGTATTTTCGAGTTACCAGAATTAACAGTTAATAATAAATTGGATAAAGGTCCAGCTAAATTCATGAAAGGTGCAAAAGATGCAATCGGTATTGATTCATCTGTAGCTTCTAAATTATCTGGTGCCGATTTCGATGGTGACTCTGTTATGGTTATTCCTAATAATAACAACGGAATTAAAACGAGTCGATCTTTAAAAGAATTAAAGAACTTCGATTCCAAAAGTTATTATACTCCTAATCCACCAAAGATTGATACCCAAAAACAAATGGGTGTTGTATCAAATCTTATTACCGACATGACTCTTAAAGGTGCATCACAATCGGAAATCG